GGTATTGCTTTTAGCAATAAGCGTTGGCTTCATTTCTTTATGTTGTTTGTGCCTGTTATGGGTCTCTGGACCTCCAGTATCGGTATTATTGGTCTTGCCCTTAACCTTCGTGCTTACGATTTTGTTTCTCAGGAGATTCGTGCTGCGGAGGATCCTGAATTTGAGACTTTCTATACGAAGAATATCTTGCTTAATGAAGGACTTAGAGCATGGATGGCACCAGTAGATCAACCTCATGAGAACTTTGTGTTCCCTGAGGAAGTATTGCCTAGGGGCAACGCACTCTAAAAATAAATATAAGGAGTTCTCTGAACTCCTTTTTTTTATGTTCCTCATCCTCCTCTTTTTCCAACTCTTTGGAATCTTTATGTTTATAATGTCAATGACAGACCACTATCATTACTCTAACAATTATGAAAAACCTAGAACTTTCAGAAGACCAAATTAAACTTCTTGCAGATGCTCTTTGGATGCGTCAGAGATGTTTCGTTGCAGGAGACCGAAGATTCAAAGAGTATGGTAAAATTTTAGAAAAACTTTTAGAAGGAATAGAATATACTCCACAAAGATTTTAATATGATAACCTCTACAACACCACACAAACTTGCAGAAATCATTCGTGATACTTGGCCTGGTCTTTACAGAAAACCATCGGCACCTTATAATACACAAAAGACTTCTAAAAATGAAAAAGTACAATGAAGAATATTTCTCAGTAATTGAAACCAAAACAGGTAGAAAGATTGCTGATTGTGGTGAAGAAGAAGATGCTTTAATGATGGTTTCGTTCGATCCTCAGAATAGAACTATTACAAAAAACAAATTTTTAATGGGTCCTGTTGTTGATATAGAAATTCCAAAAGCACTTCCTACCAGTGGGATTGTTGGTGGTGTTGGAAGTTCTTATGAACCAGAATTTCCAAAAGGAATGAATGGTCCAGGTAAACCATTACCTCAAATTAAACTTCCAGAAGATCAACGAATTCCAGTCAACGCTAAATAATTTTCAGTTTTATAAGAATTATGAAGTTTACAGTTTATTCAAAAGACGGTTGCCCATATTGCACAAAGGTTCAGCAAGTGCTAGAGTTGGCACAACTTCAGCACGTTGTTTACAAATTGAATACTGACTTTACCCGCGATGAGTTTTATGCAGAATTTGGGGAGGGATCTACCTTTCCTCAAGTGATTGTAAACGACCAGCACATTGGTGGATGTACTGATACTGTTCAATACCTTAAGGAGAAAAATCTAGTTTAATGGAAAACACCATTCACGAAGTTTACAATGATGTCGAAAAAGCAATTGATTATGCTTTTAATGGACAATTTGTTTTGAAGTTTTATGATTATCTAAAAGTTCGTGGAACAAAAAGAGTTGAGGTTGAGGAGTTTATTGAAAGTTCTACTGCTAGTGAAATCAGCAGTCTTGTAATGGATTTGGATGATTATCTTGAAGGTGGAAATGATGAAATTCATAAACAACTTCGCGAAGGTTACGGACATATTCCAAAACCACAAGCAAGAAAAATAAGAAATTACCTTTATGGTATTCTTGAAGACGCATGGAAATACAGTCATGACAGACGACCAGGCAGGCGAAAAAAGAAAACTAAATAAGTCAGAACCACAAATTAACCGTGGTGTTGAGTTATTACTTAGGAATAGAAGGAGGAGAGAATCAAAACCAAAGACTTTTCAAGTGAAGTTTGGTAAGATGATCTCTCTTTTCCGTAGAGAGTTTCACTTCTTTATAGAATTTCACTTTGATGTTAGGAAAAAATAAACTCTCTGGAGAAAACAAATGGAAACGGCATACGTAGTAACATTTATCACAATGTTCACCTTGCTCTTTTTTATGGTAGGAGGTATAATAGGTTGGTTAACTTATAGGCATCTTCTGGAATCAAGACCTCCATATTTGCATCCAGAGTTCTTTGATGAAAATGGGCAGGTTATTCCTGACGAAATAGTATCTGTACGATTTGAAAACGATTACGATTATGACTACGACGAAGACGAAGAGAGCGACGACTGAAAAACAGATTGAAACTCTTCCAACAAATCCTTTTGTATTTGAGATTCTAGAACTTGCATCAAAGCAAAGAAGCAATGCAAAGAAGGTAGAAGTTCTTAAGACATACGAACACGACTCTTTGAAAGCAATTTTTATTTGGAACTTTGATGAGAGCGTAGTTTCTCTTCTTCCTGATGGAGAAGTTCCTTATGGAAATGCTGATGAGCAATCGGTATATTCTGGAACCCTTTCGGATAACTTGAGAAAAGAAGCATATGGTGGAGAATTGGCAACAGGTCAAGACCTTGATGGAAGAGGAAAAACATCTCTACGCAAAGAGTGGCAGAATCTTTATCATTACGTAAAAGGTGGTAATGATTCTCTTACCTCTATTCGTAGGGAGATGATGTTTATCAATCTTCTACGAGGTCTTCATCCTAAAGAAGCAGAGGTATTAATTCTTACGAAAGATAAGAAACTTGCGGATAAATACAAAATAACTCTTGAAAATGTAAAAGAGGCATACCCTGATGTTCAGTGGGGTGGTCGTTCATGAGTACAGCAGTAGGAGAAAAGAAAAAAATGGCAGAAAATAAATCTAGAATTAATAAGGTTCTGCCTCATGAGTATGGTTGCGAAATTCTTTTTGAAAAAACTACTGTAGAAAAAGCAAAAGATTCTTCACTTCCCAATGATGCGTATTTGATTTGGTATGTTGTGGATGGTGAAGAATGTATTGATCTGACTCGTTGTGCTAAGCGAGTGAATCTTTTTGATATGTACTATGACAAGTATGGTCCAGGTGCTGTTCAAAAGATTGATTTTGGATATGGTAGAACTAATCCCAAACTTTGGGGATACAAACAACCTGAGAAAAAGAAAAGAAAATGACTGCAGGATTTGGTGGAGATCCAAACCAGGGAAGAACTGGTAAGGATTTAAATATTAAAATTGATTTAGATAATATAGATCAAGTTATTAAACAATATAAGAAAATTAAAAAATATCAAAAATCATCTCTGTATGCTATCAAAACAATGGACGGCACAGAAGATATTGTGAGTTCATTGATTAAGGAAGCGGAGGAGAATCCACTGTAAAATGGGAAAGCATTATCTACTTAACTTGTATGGATGCTCGTTTGTCCTTTTGGACGACGAGCGTTGTCTTATAGACTTACTAGAAAACGCAGCAGCAGCAAGCGGAGCAACAGTCGTTCAAACCATTTCAAAAAAGTTTGAACCTCAAGGAGTTACTGTAATTTGTTTGTTGTCTGAAAGTCATATTAGTATTCATACATGGCCTGAGGAAGGTAAGGCAGCAGTGGATGTTTATACTTGTGGAGACTGTGAACCAAAGATTGGATGTGATATTATCATAGAGCAGTTATATGCACAGAACCATACTCTAAGTTACATAGAACGGTAACAAAAGTTACAAAAGAACTTGCCTAGATATTGTAACAGGTCTATAATGACCTTACGTTCATCTGGAAACAGACGGAAGTAAGCCGACGCGGAACGGAACGTTCATTCGCTATTCGCAAATAGCGAACGCAAACGCCGACTGAAGGAACGCTCTTTAACCTAAAAAACTAAGGAGAACCCTAATGTCTAGAGTAGTTTATCGCGGTGTAGAGTATGATACTCAAAAGCGTCTTGAGTATCAACAGCAAATGATGCAACAACCCCAACAACAAAACGAAGTCTATCGTGGCGTTAAGTTTGTAAAGGAGGGGCACAAATGAAAAAACTCAATGCACTTCAACTCATTAAAGAGCAAAAGCAAAAAGAAGAGAGGCGTCGTAAAGCATCTCTTGCTACTCTGGTAGCGGCAAAATGATTCAGAGGGAGACTTGACTCTCCCTCTTTTTTTATGTATAATTATCCTCGTATAGGTTGATAACATGGATAGAGAAAAACTTAAGTTGATTGTAAAAAACCTTGAGTCTCTGGTAGATTGCCTTAAAGAAGAGATTGGTTCTGATTCTGATTCTGATATCAAAGATCCTGTCTATGAAGAGATTAAAAACTTTTTAACTGATTACGACGAAGTATTTTATGATGAGGAAGATGAATACAATGTACGATGAATTCGAGTTTATGAAGCCAGAGGTAAAACTCATTAGTGTTACCCCTGATGCAGAGAAGCACATGGCATATTGTGCTCGTGTAAGTAATCCTGCAAATCAGGAGAATGAAAAGTTTTCAGGACTGCTTAAGTATTGTATTCAGCATCAACACTGGAGTATCTTTGAACAAGCATCGATGACCGTAGAGATCAATACGACTCGTGGTATTGCAGCTCAGATACTTCGTCATAGGTCCTTCACATATCAAGAATTTTCGCAAAGATATGCCGACACTAACCTTCTAAACAAGACTATTCCTCTTCCTGAACTTCGTCGTCAGGATAATAAGAATCGTCAGAATTCAATTGATGATATTCCTGATTATCTAAGACTGACTCTGACTGAAGATATCCGCGTTCATTTTGAGCAAGGTCTACGCCTCTATAATCGCCTTCTGGAGAAAGGTGTGGCAAAGGAGTGTGCAAGGTTTGTACTGCCTCTGGCGACTCCCACACGACTCTATATGACCGGTTCTGTGCGTTCTTGGATACATTATATCGATCTTCGTTCTGCACATGGTACACAGAAAGAACATATGGAAATTGCAGAACTGGTTCGTTGTATTTTTACATGTCAGTTCCCTGCAGTATCTGAAGCACTTGGATGGACTCGTGAGGGATGCTCAGAGTGTGCTGATGCACCATCCATTACTATTGAATAAATATCCTTACATACAATGGAGGCGTAACATTGGCAACATATCCAGTTTATAATAAAGTTACTGGTGAGCAAAAGGAAGTTGTTCTCAGTGTTCATGATTGGGACCAATGGAAAAAAGATAATCCAGATTGGGATAGGGATTGGTCAGATCCATCAACTTGTCCAGCATCAGGAGAAGTTGGTGAGATTTATGATAGACTTATGAAATCTCATCCAGGATGGAATGATGTTCTTCATAAAGCATCAAAGGCACCAGGATCAAAAGTAAAACCAATTTAATCATTTTATGGCAAGAAGAAGAAGGGCAGAGGATCAACCAATTGGCGTTGGAATGACTGCAAAGCAAATGAAACGCAAGAAACCAATTGGTTCTGATTTGATGAGAGAGATTGAACCTCTCACTGATAATCAAAAACTTTTATACAAAGCATATGAAAAAAATCAACATATTGTTGCTTATGGATGTGCTGGAACAGGTAAAACTTTCATCACTCTTTATAATGCTCTTCAAGATGTGTTAGATGAAAGAAGTCCTTACGAAAAAATCTATATTGTAAGGTCTCTTGTTGCTACTCGTGAGATTGGTTTTCTTCCAGGAGACCACGAAGATAAATCATCTCTTTACCAAATTCCATATAAGAACATGGTAAAGTACATGTTCCAAATGCCAGATGATGCTTCTTTTGAAATGCTCTATGGAAACCTCAAAACTCAAGGAACGATTAGTTTCTGGAGCACCTCCTTTATTCGTGGAACTACTCTTGATAATGCTATTATCATTGTAGATGAATTTCAGAACTTGAACTTTCACGAACTTGATAGTATAATTACACGAGTTGGTGAAAATAGTAAGATCATGTTCTGTGGCGATGCTACTCAAAGTGATCTTATTAAGACCAATGAAAAAAATGGTATTGTAGACTTTATGAAAGTCCTTCGCGTTATGCCCTCAATTGATATTATCGAATTTGAAGTTGATGACATTGTTCGCTCTGGATTCGTGAAGGAATATATCCTTGCTAAAATGGAAGTTGGTGTATGAGTTTTGTTCATCATAATTACTTAGGTGACCTTGAGTTAGAAAAGAAAGAAACAAATGGCATTCGTTTGTACCATCTTCCTGATGGTCAATGGGTGCCTTCAATCACTTCTGTGACTTCTTTTTACAATCGACAGATTTTTGTTGAGTGGAGAAAGAGAGTTGGAACAGAAAAAGCAAATGCAATTACAAAAAAAGCAACAGCAAGAGGAACAGATTTTCACCAAGTCTGTCAAGATTATCTTGAAAATAAAGAACTGAACTGGGATGATTATCAACCCCTAACAAAGTTTATGTTTCATCATGCTAAACCTTATCTTGATAAGATAAATAATATTCACGCGATTGAAAGAACTCTCTATTCTGAATATCTTGGACTTGCTGGGCGAGTTGATTGTATTGCTGAGTATGAGGGTGAACTTGCGGTTATTGACTTTAAGACTTCAGATAAGATCAAACCAGAAGAGTGGATTGAAAATTACTTTGTTCAAGAAACTTTTTATGCAGCTGCTTATTATGAACTCACCAATATCCCTCCCGTTAAATTGATTACCTTAATGGTAACTCCTGGTGGTGAAGTTAAAGTATTTGACAAAAGAAACAAAGCAGACTATATTAGACTACTAGTTCGTTATATTAAAGAATTTGTACATCACAATATTAGGTCAGATGGAGAATGAATTAGAAAAGGTACTCGAAAGTAAGTTCTTTTGTCCATCACGATTTGCACAGGAAATCGAAAATCTTGTGCAAGTCAATGTTGAAATGAACTATATTGATGCGATCATTTATTTTTGTGAGCAGAATAATATAGATTTAGAATCAGTTCCTAAACTCATCTCTAAACCTCTGAAAGAGAAAATTAAGTATGAAGCAATGGAACTTAATTTTCTTAAGAAAACATCCCGCGCTAAATTAATTTTTTAATGATGCCATTTGATTCATATAAATGTTATCTGTCTTTGAAAAATCATTTTACAAAAGACAGTTATGATTACTTTAAGTATTGTGGGAAATCAAGAGCAACCATTCAGTCTTTCTACAAACGGAAAGACAGAATGTGGTTCGAAAAGATCTCAAGACAAAAAACAGATCAAGAAGTTGTAGATTTTTTTGTTGCTAACTTTGTATCTTGCAATGATCCAGAGTCTCTTTGGATTGGTGAAATGATCAAAGAGGGGGAAACAAGGTATCAAAACTGGCAGAAAAAGGTACAATCACTTTCCTACGTCTTTAAAGAAGAAAGTCAATCTTTGTTTGAAGAAAATAAATTTGAGGATGTCTTTAAGTGTTCAAAAGGACATCCTGTTCTTTTGAAAAAATATTTGAGTGGTAAAGTATCATTAGAAACAATGGTTCTTTTTGATAAAATCTTTGCATACTCAAAGAACTTTGATAAAAAACTTCAAGACCCGGTGTGGCAAACCGTCAGTCGTCGGATTAAAAAATATAATCCATTTCTAAATATTGATGTATTTCGTTATAAACGAATTTTAAAAGAAGTAATTCTAGGAGAAAAATGAGTTTCTTTGATTCTGAAGTCGTTCGTGCAGAGATGACTGAAATTTCTGAACTGCAAGAAGAAATTTATGGAAGCATTTTTAAGTTTCCATCAATGACCAAAGACGATAAGATTAACCATGTTGATCTTCTTGAAAAACTTTTGAATAAACAACAGATTCTCTATACACGTTTGAGTCTTTCCGATGACCCCGAAGCAAAGGAAATGAAGCAACGTATTGCTGAATCTGCTACGATGATGGGTCTTCCTTCCAATGTTGATATGAATGTAATCTTTGGTAATATGTCCAAGATGCTTGAAGTGATGAAGAAGCAGATTGACAAAACAGGTTCCGACCTGTAGAATAACGAAGTACACAAAGGCCAAATCTCAACAAAATACGAGGTACAAATGTCTAATTTTGCAAATCTGAAAAAGCAATCTTCGCTTGGTTCACTGACTGAGAAACTGGTGAAGCAAGTAGAGAAAATGAATACCACTTCTGGTGGTGCTGATGAACGTCTTTGGAAACCAGAGATGGATAAAACAGGTGTAGGTTCTGCGGTCATTCGCTTCCTACCTGCTCCTGATGGTGAGGATGTTCCTTGGGTAAAGATGTACACTCATGCTTTCCAAGGTCCTGGTGGTTGGTATATTGAGAATAGTCTGACTACTATTGGTCAGAAAGATCCCGTGAGTGAGTACAATCGTGGTTTGTGGAACAGTGGTAGTGATAAGGATAAGGACACTGTTCGTAAGCAAAAGCGTAAACTGTCTTACTACTCTAACATCTACGTTGTAAAGGATCCTGCAAATCCTGCAAACGAAGGTAAAGTATTTCTCTTTAAGTATGGTAAGAAGATCTTTGATAAGATCCTGAATGCTATGCAACCTGAGTTTGATGATGAAGATCCGATCAATCCTTTTGACTTCTGGCAAGGTGCAAACTTCAAGATCAAGATCGTGAAGAAGGATGGTTATTGGAACTACGATAAGTCTGAGTTTGATCGCGTTGCTCCTCTGCTGGATGATGACGATGCACTTGAAGCAATCTGGAAAAAAGAGTATTCTCTTTCTGCAATCACTGCACCAGATCAGTTCAAGTCATATGAAGATCTTGAGAAGCGTATGAATTATGTTCTTGGTGTTGGTGGAACTAACACTTCTACTCAGTCTCGTGCTGTAGCAGAACAAGAAGAAGAGTATGATTCTTATATGCCTACGCAAAGTCGTGAGACTAAAGTAATGGAAGAACTTGAAGAGTCTTACAATCGTAGTAAGTCTCCTTCTCTTCCTAAGATTACTTCAGACGACGAAGATGAAGATGATGCTCTCAGTTACTTCCAAAAACTTGCTGAAGATTGATCATTCATAAAGTCTGATATTATCACCGCGCTTAAGGTTCTCAGAAACGTATTGCTGAGAACCTTTTTTATATGGAAATACTTCATCAAGATCATTAAAGACTACGTTTAGATATCTTGGTTTGAGAACGTAAATGTTTCTTTTATTATCTTCAATTTCAGATTCATACTCATAATTAGTAACTACTTTTACAAATGAAGTTGCAGGAACTAGGACTGAACTACCAAGACCAGCATCCCAGTATTCATAATAACGTGGATTGGTAGGACTGCTGTTTATTGAATTTTCTGATACTGTATAAATGACTTGTTCCTGACCCGATGTAGATACTGTAGGAAGAACAACATTTGGTATTTCTGGAAGTTCATAGGTAAAGTAATTTCCAAATATTGATGTAATTACTTGTCTTCCGTTATATTGTTTTTCGGAAACTCCATCAATTAGAACTTGCTCACCCACCTCTGCAGGAATATTATCAAACATAAAAACGTTTACTGTTTTGCTTGGAGTTACGCCACCATCAGGAGTAGCAGAGATGGATGCAATTTTTGAGTTGATTGTCTCGATAAAGTTTCCATTAGTTTTCCAAGTCTGAGTAAGTCTTAAACCACCTTTGAGAACTGTGACTCCTAATGAGTTTTTGATTTCTTCAGTCTCATAGTAACGAACTCCATTGTATAAGTTATCATAAGAACCATACTTTTCTAACATTACCTTATCAAAAGTTCTTTGAGTCATTGGCCATTCTGATTGAATATTCAGAATATTATTTGAAAGAAGAACTACCCAATCTAAAGTTGAGTCTCCATAGAACTTATTAGCAACATTATCGGGTCTTTCATCACCTACAATTGAATACTTCTCAAAAAAGTTTAAATTGCCAAAGATATCTTCACGTAGTTTTCCACGTTTGAATAAATTCTTAACGGGAATGTATTCTGAGATATATTTTTCTCCTGGGTTTCTGGAGACATATTCGAAGTTAGGAACTTGTCTGAAGTATGGTTTAGTCATTTTATGGTCCTATACCGTTTCCTAGTGTGTAATAAGTTGCGGGAACTGTTCCTGCTAAGTCACCATATTTAAATTCATCATCATAATCAGTATCATAAATTGGAGTAAGTTCTTGGAATGATAATGATATTGTATATGCAACCATAGTTCCATCCTCATAAGTCATATAACTTCCAAGAGGAGTATAATCGACAGAACAGTTTGTAAGAGCACACATCTTGATTAAGTTAAGACCTGGATGTGGTCTTCCTGCTCCATATTGATATTGAATTTTAAAGACATTAGGTGCTCTTAGAAATATAGAATTTTCTTTTTTAACTGCCATATTTTTTTTAAAATATTTTATGATTTGTTTGATTTCTCTTGCTTCACCTATTTCTCTTGCTGAAAGTTTAAATGTAAAACTAAATGGTCTTAGCTGTGGTCCTTGAAATAGAAGTTCTAAGTTTGGATTAAGAACTTGTCCTTGTAATCTTGAAAGTAGATTATTAACACCTATTGCTTGACCAACTAAGTAAGTTCTTACTGCCTCATTTGCACCTGGAACTTGTGATCCTGTTTTTGCTCTTCCAAGTGCCTGACTTAATATTTTAGCAGCCTCAGTCCCAATATCACTATTTGCAGTATTCATAGTCATTAAATCTCTTGATAATTTTGCCGCTTCAATTTCAATAGGATTCAATGAGTCAGATTCCCAACCGACAGCATTTTGATCTGTAATTGCAGATTGGATTGGTAAGACAACTTTTCCTTTTGGATTTATGTATCTGACGGGATTTAAATCGCCAAAATTTCCTCCACCCAATCTACCTCCAGATTGATATTCATATGCCTCAAACATAATCCTATCTTGATCATCTTTCATTTTAAGTGGATAGGTTAAAAACGCTTTTTCTGGGGGTGGAGTTGATGGGTTTGCTGGTGTTGGATTGATTGGAGTTGAACCACCTTCTTGGTCGGGACTTGGTGCTGGTGTTCCTGGTGTTCCTGGTTGATTTGGATTAAATGGAGATGTTGGTATAGGTATTGGTGAATTTGGATTACTTGGAGATTGATTTACGGTATTGTAAAAATTTCGATCTTGCTTTATAGCAAGTGAAAGATCATTATTACTAATACCACTTAATATACTTCTATCTTGTCCCGGAGGGAAAACGCCAAAATTACTAGAACCTTTATTATATCCTCCAATCGTAACATAATATTTTTGAGGAGGATTTAGTCCATCATTAGATACAAAGCTTTCTCCATATGTAGATGCAACTCTTTCTGCTTCTGTTTTTGATGCTAGATATGTGATAAAAGTAAATCCATCATCTTGATAACCAGGATATATCGTTCTGTTTTTATATGATAAAGGATTTCCTATAGTTACTTCTGCCATCAGAACTCCTCCTCACCTACAAGAGGATTATTGATCTCAATTTTTTGTAGAGTATGAGACATTTACAGGAGTTTTTTATTTATTTAGACGGAATTTTCCATACTGCAATGAAACTAACTCATCCAACTCATTATACTTAACAACGTGAAGTTTTCCCGAAACTTCTTCCCAAGTATACTGTCTTGGTTGTCTCCAATGAAAATTGATTCCCTTAAACCCCCACCTTTGAAGTTCTGTACAAGCAATCAATGGATGTTGATCATATTCAATGTTTGGAGTTTTAGGATTATAAATGAAGGTATAAAACTTTCCTACTTCTGGATATAATACTTCTTCCTTAAAAATATCCATAATGAGTAGCATAATATCTTCAGGGTCAGTCATTCCCCCTTCCTCAACTCTCTTAAGAAGTTCTTTGGTTCTTGGTGTTCCTGTTCCTACGTACTGACCGAAACCTTCTGCCATCAGTTGAATAACTCCTCTTCTGTGATGACTTTAAATTCTAACATTCTATCTGCACACCATTCTTGAGCTGCCTTCCACTTTGCTTGATTGACCGCATAAGTTCTACATTCATGTAGATATGATTTAGTCACTCTTGATTTTTGTTTTGGTGGAACTGTTTGTTTCTTTGGTTTCACTTCAATCACGTAAGTTTTAATCTTACCTGTTGACTCTTGGACCTTGATAAGGTAATCTGGGAAGTATCGATGAACTCTGCCATCCACAGGAGACAAATAAGAAATACAAAATTCTTCTGATGCCCAAGAAATAATACTTGGATTATGATCACAGTAATAACAAAACTTACGTTCCCAACTACTTCTACAAATTATATTTGAAGCATCACCTTTATACTTTTCTGGATAAGATGGTTTGTAGATACTCTTAAGACTTTCTGCCATTTCCAGCATACATAATATATAAGTAAATCTATTTATAGATGGCGGAAAGTCCCAATCCAACACTACCGATACCTGATTTTTCTGGACCAGGACAGAATACGGGTACTCCAGCTGTCCCTTTTGATCCTATTCCAACAAGTAACCCAACCACAGCACCTGGAGTTCCTCAAGTTCCAAGTCAAACAACATCAGGAAGCGGAACAAGTCCTGGTAATGGAGGAACTGCATCACAACCTTTTGGTGCCAATATAGCACCATCTATAAAAAGTAATTTTCAAATTAAAGAAAAACTTCTTCGGCCTGCATTAACATCAAATTATCAATGCTGGTTCAATCCTCCTGCACCAGTAATTTCTTGGTTAACTGAAAAAGGATTGAACTTTACAATTAATAAAGAACTAATATCGTTATCTTGCTCTGAAGCATCTCTTCCTGGGTCATCATTTATGACGAATGAGATCACGGATGATTATACTGGTATTACTGAGAGACACGCATATCGTAGAGCATATGATGATCGTGTTGATTTCACTTTTTATGTAGATCATGGAAGATCTGATGGTAATTATAATGTTTTATGGTTCTTTGAGAAATGGATGCAGTATATTGCAAATGAACAAGATGCATTAGGTTTAGACACTCGTCAATTTTATTATAGAATTAGATTTCCTGAGCAATATCAAACTGACAATTTGTTCATCAATAAATTTGAAAGAGATTTTAAAGGACAATATTTGCAATATAAATTTATGCAAGCATATCCAATTAGTTTGAATTCCATCCCAGTATCTTATGATTCTTCTCAACTTCTCAAGGTAACTGTTTCTTTTACTTATACTCGATACCTGACAAAGAGATCTAATAACGAATTACCTCAAGAACCAAATCAACCAACAGCACCAGGAATTCCTCCTATAACAACACCTGAGGGTGATGTCATTCCACCAGGACCTGTTCCCGGAAGTCCTCCTGGATTTCCAGCAGAACCTGTTGTTGCCTTAAGAACAAGACGTATAGGAACAAATCCGGGTGAAGTTAATCCTGGAGGTGGCAATATTGTTGTATAGACTGAAGATTTTACCTTATTCTAATATTACGATAAATAATCACACTGAAGTTTCTATAGGACATTATGCCTTTACCTAAGATTTCTACACCATCGTATACTCTTGAATTGCCTTCGACTGGACAAGAGATTAAATATAGACCTTTTCTTGTAAGAGAAGAAAAACTCTTAGTTCTTGCATTGGAATCAGAAGATACAAAACAAATTACAAATGCTATTAAGACTGTAATTAAAAATTGCATTGAAACAAAAGGAATTAAAGTAGAATCACTTCCAACGTTTGATATTGAATATCTCTTCCTAAACATTCGTGGAAAGTCTGTAGGGGAAGAAATTGAAGTCAATATCATTTGCCCAGACGATGGAGAAACCACAGTTCCTGTGAAAATTAATGTAGATGATATTCAAGTTCAAAAAAATCCCGATCATATCAAACAAATCAAAGTTGATGATTCGATTATGATGGAAATGAAATATCCATCACTTGATCAGTTTATTAAGAGTAACTTTGATTTTACTGCGGATAATACAATGGATCAATCATTCGAGTTGATCTCTTCTTGTATTGATAAGATTTATACAGAAGAAGAGGTTTGGTCCACTGCTGATGTAACTAAAAAAGAACTGATGGAGTTTCTTGATCAAATGAACTCTACTCAATTTAAAGAAATTGAAAAGTTCTTTGAAACGATGCCTAGACTCTCTCATAAAATCAAAGTTAAGAATCCAAATACTGAAGTTGAAAGTGAAGTTGTTCTAGAAGGGTTATCATCTTTTTTCGCATAGGGATGAGTCATATGGACCTGGAGAATTACTTCAGGTTAAATTTTGCTTTGATGCAGTATCATAAATATTCATTAACAGAGATTGAAAATATGATGCCTTGGGAGAGGGACATTTATGTAATCTTATTGAAACAACATCTGGAAGAAGAAGAACTAAAACTACAACAGCAACAACAGCGATAAAATGAACCCAGTATCAGAACAAATCGATGAAAGAATTCTAAGATTACTGGGTCTTGAGGATGTTTTCGACCTTGATTATGATACTTATCTGACTCTACTTAAGGAAGCGATTGTTACTGGTTCAAAAAAATTACCCCAAGAAGAACTTGCTATTCTTGCTAATGAAAGAAAAAGAGTAAGAGGAAAGAAGGGTAGGTTTAGTCCAAAGAAAGAAAAGATAACTGCAGATAAAGTTGCAACAACAAAATTATTAAGACCTTCTAAAAAAACTTTAGCACTTCCTGCTAAAATTTCTAAACAAGATTCTCAACTTCAGCAAGGAACACTTTCTATTGGAAAACCACTAGAATCTATTGCTAATACCTTAGCAATGATTCTAAAATTCAGAAAGAAAAAAAGTGAGGAAGAAAGAAGAGATAAAGAGTCGCAAAAAAGAACTAAGAGAGAAGAAGGTTTAGAAGGATTTAAAAGAGGAATATCAGCAGTATCGGGTGCAGCAAAAAAACTTCTTGCACCTTTTCAAAGTATCATAGATCGTATCTGGAGATTTATATTCTTCACATTACTTGGTAGGGCATTTACTCAGTTAATGGATTGGTTGGGTGATCCTGCAAATAAAAGAAAGATAGAAGTTATTAGTAGATTTTTAAAAGACTGGTGGCCTGCTTTACTAGGTGCTGCGGTTTTATTCTTCACTCCTTTTGGAAAGTTTGTTAGAAATACTTTAAAGATAGTAGGATTTTTTACTGGAAAACTAGTTAAGTTAATACCAGGAATTGCAAGGGCAGTTAAAGGTTTAGCATTAAATCCTTGGTTTGCTGTTCCAGCAGCTGCTGTTGGTCTAGCAGCAGTAGCAAATGAAGTTACTGGACAAAGACAAGCAGCACCCGTTCAAGCAGCAAACAAAGCAAGAGCACAGACTGGAAAGGGATTAGGAGTTCAGGGTGTTGGTGGCGTTGGTGATATGGGCCCAACAACACCTTATGGATTATTGCAAGGTGCTGCTCGCGGTGGAACTGTGATGGGTGGATATGATGGGATAGACACCAACACAGGAGAAAAGGTATCTGGGTTTGGTCCAGATACTCAAATGATCGTTGCTCAACCTGGAGAAATTGTTATGAATAAAAAGACAGTTGATGCTGTTGGTGCAGAAACTTTTCTTGGATTGAATAGACAATATGGTGGTCCTGGTGCAAATAAACCTAAAATGGGAACATTATATAATTCTGGTGGAATGGTTGGAGGAAATTTTGCAATGCCTCGAATGCCCCTACCTAGACTTCAAGAGGGTGGAGTAATTAAACTACAAGGTGGTGGTATTGCGGAAAATTCAAAAAGGTCATCTTCTCGCGCTGCTTGGGATGCACTTAATACTGGTAGAACACCTTTAAAAGTTTCTATGCAAGATGCTCAAGAGAGATTATTAAATAGACAAGCACAAGGAAACACTAATATTAATACTAATGTTAGACCTTGGTGGGATAGATTAAATCCTTTTGCAGACAGAAGAAAATATCTTGATAGATTACCACTCAGAACACCGATTGAAAAATATAGAATGCCTGGATTTGATTTGAAGGGATGGGGAGAACTAAAAGGTTTTAGAGAAGATCGACTCCCAGTAAAACCAAATTCAAAAAATCCAAAGATTAAATATGCTCCTTATCAATATGAAAAACCTGGAGTTAATAAACCTTTAATGCTTCAGGGTGGTGGAGAAGTAGAAAGTTTAGAAAGAACTTATAAGCAAGGTCAAAGGTCTGGAGCGAGTGCTGAGGTATTAGAAGCAATTGGAAGTGAAGCATTCTTATTAAAACATTTCGGTCCTGGTGGAGTTTGGAGAAATTTTAAAGGGAGTGGAGCAACTGACTATAGAGGAAATATGATACCTCAAAGAATGGGTGGAGGTCTAATTAAAGAAAATACTGGAATGAATATTCGCGGAGCAACAGCAGACAGACAACTTGCTGCATTGCAACCCGGAGAATATGTTCTTCCTGTCGATACAGTAAATCGTCTTGGAACTTCTTTAATTGATAAATTGGTTGCAATGACGGATAGTAACTCTACTCCGTTTAAAAAATCAGTAAATAAACCTCAAATTACACCTCTCTCCAGAGGAAATATGCAAGGTATGATGACTCTTCCACCCATCGTCCAATCTGCATCTGCTGCTGCTGGTGGAGGATCTGCTGCTGGTTCTAAAGTTTCTTCATTCTCGGTGGTTCCTCAAAGTGGTGTTGAAACTAGGATTACAAATGCTAATCTTTATGGAATAGGTAGTTTAGGATAATGGCAATTAATACTCAAAAACTTTTACCATCCGCAAAAGGATCTCCACTTCTAAAAATAAAAGCAGCTAAGATAGTTCCTGCAGTTTCGATTGAGAAAAAAGCAATCGATATTCAAAAACTAATGGGTCCTGTTAAAGAAGAAGATCCAAAAAGTATTCAAAAAACTTTAGTTAACATCGACTCTTCTTTAAAATTAATTCTAAAAGAAGACCAAAATGAACAAAGTAAAAAGAAAAAGGAAAAAGAAAAAGCAGATTATGAGAGAGAAGAAAAAAAACTAGAAGCACCAAAAGAAGCAAAGAAATTTAATTTACCAACTCTTTCACTTCCTGGCGCAAGTTTTCTAGATCGCATTAAAAGATTTTTATTCTTTACCGCTCTTGGTTGGTTATTTACTAGGTTCCAAGATCAACTTCCAAAATTAGAGGGTATTGTTAAAACCATAGGACAAGTTTATGGTGTTGCTGAGAATATATTCAAATCATTGTTGAGTGGTTTAGTTAATTTTATTGATCGTGGTTATCAAGCATATGATAAAGTTAGAGATCTTGCAAAGAGTATTGGTGGAGAAAAAGCACAGCAAGACTTTGATAAGTTATCTGGTAAGTTAAACGAGTATATTAATTATGTCTTGATTGGTGGAATTGCACTCACAGGTGCTATCAATTCTTTTAATAAGGCAGCGGGAATATCAACTAAGAATGCAGCAAAAGAGGCAGCGAAAAAAACAACAGGAGAAGTAGCAAAGAGAGCAGTAAAAAAAGGTATCATACAAAAAACTGCTCAAGCAGCAAGAATTAGTACAAGAAAAGCAACGCAAGCAGTTATAGGTAAACAAGCAACACGTCAATTATTAAGACTTGTAAAAGGTCCATTATCAAGACTTCCAGTTCTTGGTGGACTTATTGAATTTGGTCTTTCTTGGGCTCTTGGAGATCCTGTAGGTAAAGCAGCATTTAGGGGAGTTGGAACTTTACTTCTTGGTGCTGTTGGTTCTTTAATTCTTCCTGGATTTGGAACTTTTATTGGTGGTGTTGCTGGTGCTGAACTTGCTGGGAAATTATATGAAGTTCTTTTTGAAAATAAGAAACCTCAAGGAAAAGTTCAAAAGAAACAAGGTGGAGGGTCAGTAACAAGAGGTGGAAAACCTCTAGGAGGTCCAACAAGATCTCTTAAAATTACAAAGAGAAGACCGCAAAAAATAAAACCGAAACAATCCCAACCCGGTAAAGACGTTGGTGGTAAAAAGAATATTCAAAAACTTTATCCAGATCCTTCTGCTAGAACAGAAATTGAAGGACAACAAAAGAGTCCTTGGTTTGATTTACTACCAACTATTCCACCACTTAAAGAAAATGCAACTCAAGATGAAATTGATGAAAGAAATAAAAAGATACTAGAGAGGGATGCAAAACTTAAAAGACTCCCAAATCCATATAAAGCACTCACTGGAGTTGCAAAGAAACTAAAAGATATTCCTTTTGGTATTGGAGCACTAATGGGTGGCGCTATTGATATTGCTTTAGGCGAAAAACTCCCTCAAAATGCAATTAGTAATTTGAGTAATGGAATTTCCTACTTAATTAGTGTGATTGCAAATCAGCAAATATCTTCTAGCGTATCTAGTATAGAGAAAGAAATTTCTAAAATGCAATCTGGTGGACCAGTTCCAAAACTTAGGGGTTTAACAAAGCGCGATGATTTAGAACTAAACAAAGGATTTGATAAAATACTAGGAAATTTGATTCAAAAAAAGGTAGATGAAGCTATTCGTGAAGTTCAAAAACAAATGATGCCCGGCAAGTATACTGAATATAAGAAAGATACTTCAAAAGGGGAAGAAGGTGAAAAACTTGATACAAGTCCAGGATCTTCGGGAAGTTTAAAAGTTACTTCAACAAGTCCTGATTTTTGGTTACTTGTTACTGCAGCACTTTTTGAAAATGGAATACCTACTGACGGATATCAAGGTGCTGCTGATGCTGCTCAGGCAATTTATAATAGAGTTTCTTTACCTGGATGGCCAAAAAGTATCAAAGGTGTGATTTTACAACCTGGACAGTTTCAACCAGTTAGTGACTATGGTGGAGTTAATGAATGGAGTAAAATAAATTCAAAAGAAACTGCTATTGCATTTGCTAAAAAATATAAAGGATATACTGGAAATATTGTTGAAAAAATTGCTGCTGCTTTATTGGATAGAAGTAAACAAGAAAAAGCAAGAACTTTTGTTGGACCGAGAGATAATTTTAGATCAGACTCTTTTGAAAAAAAATATGATGACTTGGATAATTCTACAGAAGTGAGTCGTTATGGACATACTTTTGGATTTGAACCAAGGGGAGCAAATATTGGTAGATTTAAAAAAGGCAAATTAATGCCTGCAGATATTAATAAAGAAGTTGTTAAAGGTAAAGTTGATGAATCTACTCCCACTGATTTAGGAAAAGGATATGGATCTGCAGGTGGGAAAATTGCAGGTGAACTTGGAAGGTTTATGAAGAAAAAAGGAGTTGTTCCTGGTAGTATTCATAGGCATCCAGAACATCCTCCATATAGTTTAACTTCAGGTCATAGTCCAGGATCTTTACATTATCAAGGAAGAGCCATTGATCTTGGTGGGTATGCAAATGAACAAGGTCCAATATTGAAGGCAGTTGCAGAATTTAATAAGATAAAGGGTGTTAAACCTGTTGAACTTTTTCACGCCGGAAATGACCCATCTGGTCATAGTGACCATGTTCATGTAGCATATCAGGGTGGTGGACTTATTCCAAAACAGTCTCCAAAAAACAGAACAACATCACTCTCAAGATATCCCTCATATTCTGATGGGGAAATGATGATTGCTATTCAACCTATAATAATAGAAAAGGTCACTCCAGTCTCTACAGGTAGAGGTGGAGGTGTTCTAGCATTTCCTGGTGTAAATAATACTATGATGAGCAATCTACCAAGTCTAACCCAAGGATAAAATGGCAGCAAACATTGCAGCACAGGCTGGCGAAGGTCAGATAAAAGAATTAATTTTTTATTCAAACTACAACAAACCAGTAGATGTAGCTTCTGCTTGCATTGAATTAAATTATCATGAAAGTATTCTTGATAATACTGTAAGATCAACTGCAACTTTTGTTGACACTGGTTATCGTAAAGACAGCGAAGATGGTATGTCTGTCTTTGAAAAAGAAGATATTAATATGACTTCAGGTGAACAAGTTGATATTAAAATAGTGGATGGGTATGGAACAGAACTTCAGTTTATTAAAGAAAAACAATTAAGAATTAATGGTGATCCAAGTGCATCAAGTGAAGATGTAAATAAAGTTCTTTTCAGTGTTGATATGTATTCAAAAGAATCTATCGATAATGTAGATGCCAGCAAATATGTTTATGGTAAATATGATGGAAAGATTACGGATTATATGGCGTCTATATTGAGAGGTTGTTTAAAAACCCCCAAAAATATTGTTATAGATCCGGGTCTTAATACTTACAGTCTTCTTGGACACTCTGAAAAAGTTTTTTATCTTTGCACTCTTTTAGCCAAAAAATGTGTTCCAGCTCTTCCAAATGCTTTCGGAAACCTTGCTGGATATCTGTTCTATGAAACTTATGAAGGATTTCAGTTTAGATCTATTGATATGTTGTTCATGCAAAAACCAAAAAGAAAATTGATATACAATCAATTAATTGGAGAAATTCCTGATGGATATGATGGAAAGATACTTGAATACTCATTTATTGGAACAGTAAATCTTGATAATGTTATTCGTACTGGTGCAATGACGAGAGCACGTCAACAAAGATTTAATAGAAGAACTAAAGGATATGATGAGAATTCTCATGATTCATCATCATCTTATTCTGGAGATAATAATGGAGGAAAGGAGAGAATTAAAATAGCAAAAGGGACAGGAATACAGGAAAGTGTGACAAGACAATACAGCGGAAGAAGTGCTGACGATGGAATTTGTCCTCCAGGACTTTCGTTGGCACAACAAATACCGAAAGCAAGACAACCTAACTTTGATATGAATGAAATTGTAAGACAATCTGTAATGAGATATAATCAATTGTTTGCTCATAAAATGTCTATCGCTATTCCTGGCGATTTTAGTTTACGAGCAGGTGATTTAATATATTGCGATTTTCCAGAAGTTTCTGGTAAAACAAGTAGAGTTGTAAGTCAGAAGGTTGGTGGCATATATATGATAGCAGATGTATGCCATCGTCTAACTAAAAACAGTTGTTATACGCGACTTAATTTAGTTAGAGATTCAATTTACAGAAAACCATTTAAGTAAAATGGAAAAGTCACTACAACAACACATCAATGATGATAAGGATCAACTAGATGATCCAAATACAAGCGGTCAACGTCGTCGCCATTTAGAGGATGAACTTGATGCTCTTGAAGCATATCAAGTTAATCATCCAGACGAAGACCATGATCCAACACCTTTAGAACTATATTGCGATACTCATCCAGATGCTCTTGAATGTAGAGTTTATGAAGATTAATTTTTATGTCTAAGTACTATAATGAGGAAACAGCACATTCAAATTTAATGTACTGGTGGCATGGTGTCATCCAGGATGATAAGTATTGGTCCGGATGTTCTAATGGTGATACATCCAATGAGTATTCAAAACTGCATGATTCTGGATCTAATAAAATCACTAAAGGATTTGGTAAGAGATATAAAGTTGCAATAATTGGAAGACATTATGCTGTAAAATCTGGTGAAGATGCTGACTGGTTGGAAATGGCGGAGGCAGTTTATCCAGTAACTGCAGGATCTGGATTGGGTGGAAGTAAGCAATCTTCAGCACTTCGTCAGGGAGCACATGTAATTGGATTTTATGCTGATGGAAAAGAGGGAAGAGAACCTTTAATTCTTGGATGCTTAGGCGTTCATGAAGAAAATGAACCAAATCTTTTTGGTGGAGATCCTAACAAATTTTTTGATCCAAGAAGTGGCAATAAAGGAAAGTGTAAGGATGAGAGTAAAAAACCAGTCTCAAAAAAAGATACAAATCCTACAGGAACTCCCGTAGAAGCAAATGCAAGTCCTTTACAAAGAACTGTATCTCATAACGATAAACGTAAGGATGGTAGTGTAACAGAACCAATATATCCAACATTAAAATGTGAAGGACCTGCAGATATTATTGCAAATATTAAATTACTCCTAAACAAGTTATCTTATTACACTAATGTAGCAAAAGATGGATTATCTGATTTAGCAGGTCTAGCTGAAGGTGTTCTTAAATCAGTTACAAGAGCAATAACTGGACTCACAAATACTCTCTTGGACAGAATGAGAGGTTTTGTTGTTAATGTTATTAATGGCGCGATTAAGGGTGTGATGAATCTTCTTCCTCCATTCTTACGTCCAGGTGCAAACCTTAAGGCACAGGGTGTTTTGGGAGGACTTGCTTGTGCATTTAATAAAGTTAAAGATAAAATTCTTGACGTAGTAGAAAATCTCATACAGCAATTTGTTTCCAATTATGTTAGCGCACCTTTATGTGCTGCAACTTCATTCCTGGGTGGTTTACTTGGAAACGTAATTGGAGAAATTAATGGTGCTGTTGATTCTGCAGTGAGTGAAATCAATAAAGTTTTAGATATTGGTAATCAATTTGCAGGAAACGTACTAAATGTTTTAGATTTTGTTTTAGATCTTCTTCAGTTATTTGAATGTGAAGAGGATGAAGCAAAGTGTCCTGATACAACTCAGTGGAGTTTCTGGAATGGTCCTAAAGATATTCCACCAAGTATTCCAGGTGCAATAAGTCAAACAGTAGAAAAAATCTTAAATGAAGTTGAGACTGTTCTTCCAGGAAGTGCTGCAGGTGCTGCTTCAAATCCATGCAATTCTAGACAAGTTCCATGTGGTCCTCCTAGAGTTCAAATTACGGGTGGAGGAGGATCTGGCGCTAAGGCAAATGCAGTTATAAGTGCTACTGGAGCAGTTTTAGGACTTGATTTCTCTGTCTTCGGTACAAACTACATATCAGAACCTCAAATTGTACTTGCAGACTCATGTGGAACTGGTGGTGGTGCTGTGTTCCAACCAATTATGAGAGCAACAGGAACTAAAAATCAATTCCAAGAAGATTTATTTGATCTTGTTGGAGCAATTCCAATTGATTCTGGATCTCAATACTTACCGACACCAAATGGAACAACTGGTGGTGCAGGATTTATTCTTGCTGGTCCAAGTGATACAATCTTATTTAAAATAGGATCTACTCAAATTATTAATGGGAGAGAAGTTAAAGGAACTGGATATGAAGTTTACAAGTGCGGAACCACATTTAGTGTTCTAAAAGAGGATGAAGTCTATCTTCCTTCTGCAACTATCGCTGATGTATTAGATCAAGATGGAAATGTTGTTCAGACATTAAATGGACTTGGACAAATCACTAAACTTGTAATTGAAAGTTCGGGAACATTAACCGCTCCTTGTAATCCAGATAATGTCGTTACTACTCCTACAGTTGATTTTCCACTATCTTCAGGAGAAACTGTTCTTGGTGGAGTTGTTCCAACTAGACCAGAATCTTATGAGGTAGTTCCAGTAATTGACACTGTTGTTATTACAAATCCCGGATTTGGATATTCACCAACAGATCAAATTGAAATAATTGATAATAAAGGAGCAGAACTTGATTTTAGTGTCAATGATAGAGGTGAGGTTACTGAGGTTAAGGTTATTAATGGTGGACTTGGATTTAATTCAGTTCCATTAATTAGAATTGAATCTCAAACTGGATTTAATTTTGAAGCAGTTGCAGTATTTAACTTTATTCCTCTTTCCGAAATAGATCTAAATAACATCACACCACCTCCAGGAGCAAGAGTTGTTAATGTAGTTGATTGTGTTGGAAAAATTCCACCTAGAACTGAATTTAATATCAATCCAAGTAGGTAAAATAAATGAGCAACGGATCTAAAGAAACATTTGAAGCAATACAATATGGAAATAGATTTGGAAGTTTATATTTTGGTAGTTTAAACCTTGCGGGAACTGGAGGTTTTGAATCAGATGTTATCTCTGGTATTACTCTTCAAGCAAACAACTCCATTCATTATGTCCATATGGAGAATGATGGTCCAAGAAAAGGTTGGACTCTTCAAAGAAATCCTGGTGTATGGGAAGTTAAGTGTGCTGACACGGTAAAAGATGGTGAAATTGGAGCAATGATCCATGTTGAAAATGGAGATTTAGTTCTAAAAGCACCGAATGGAAGAATTCGTCTCCAGGCAGTTGATATTGATTTACGAGCAGATGGTTTTAATGAAAAAACAGGAAATATTAATATAGATTCTAACAATTCTGTTAAAATAAGAACAGGACAATTTAAAGTTACTTCAGAAAATGGCGTAAGTTTGTTCAGTCCTCAAGCAATAAATATAGTCAGCAACACTGCTATGACTCTGGCAAGTAACTTTGTTGGTGGAGTAACTTCTGCAGCGGCACAATTAGGTGGAAAAGCATTCCCACAATCTAAAGAAATACTCAATAACCTGAATAGATTTTAAAAAATTATGTCTTTTCAATATGATACTTTACATTTAACGCATCAATTAACAACTGGTATTGGTTATCCTGAATGTTTTGGATTTGATAGAAAAATAATTAGAGGATCTGTCTATTTGGATGGACCCACCATCACAGGAGATGAAAATACATTTAGAACTGTAGAAGCATCAGTAATGATTGCTCCTTGTAATAATACAGATTCTCCCCTTCCAAAAGTCTGCGATGGGACAATATTAAATCCATCATTTTCCGTATCTGTATGTGGTAGCGTACAGGTAGGAAATCCAAAAGGACCTGCTCTTTTTGATCCATATTCTCTTGTAGTAAGAGCAGGACCACATCTTACTAGAGATCCTAGTACTGCATGTTCACCTGATGGTGCAGGACCAGGACCTACTGTAGTAACTCCATCAATTTCTGCCGCATTATTCATTGGTGACGTTGATATTCGTGGATATACAAGAATTTCTAATCAATTGGCAGTAGGTGGTAAAGCTTCAGTTGGTCAGGATATTGTACTAGGAGGAACTGTATATGCTGGTGGAGATATTAAACCTACGGGTAATGTAGACGCACAAGGTGAGGTATATTCAAATTGTAGAGGTCATAGATTAAGTGCTAAAAAGAATTTTGATATTCCTCACCCAACAAAAGAAGGTTGGAGACTGACTCATACCTGTGTAGAAGGTCCAGAGGCATCAGTTTATATTCGTGGAAGAGTTAAGAACAAAACAGAGATTCATCTTCCAGAATATTGGAAAGGATTAGTTGATATTGATACAATTACAGTCAATTTAACTCCAATCGGTGCTCACCAAGATGTAATTATTAAAAGATGGGATGAATCAAAAGTATATCTTCAAGCAAAAGGAGGTATGCCAATTGATTGTTTCTACCATATAATGGCAGAAAGAAAAGATACAGAAAAACTAATTCCAGAATATGAAGGAACTATTGAAGATTATCCAGGCGATAATTCTCAAAGGTCTATTGCAGGATACCATTACGATACTAAGGAGTAAATAAATGACTGAACCATATCCAATAACTTACTCCACACAAGGTGGCGTTCAATATGAATATACTAGAAGACTTCTTACTCTTGTAGACCCAGTAGATATCTTAGATTTAATTGTAAGAAGACTTTATGCTACTGATTTTGTAACCATTGCTGGTTATTATGATCCAGGTGATGATGGTGGTGGTTCTTGTCCAATAGATCTTGATAATGTTAGACTTTATGTTGGTGGTGATGCTGTAATTAATAGAGACACCTTAATACGTAGAAATTTAACCGTTCAGGGAGATTGTTGTATTGAAGGAACACTTACAAAAGGAGCTGGAACATTTGATATTACTCATCCAGTAGCAGAAGAAAAAAGATTAAGACACTCATTCGTTGAAGGACCAAGATACGATAACATTTACAGGAACAAGGTTAGACTATCAAATGGAAAAGCATCTGTAAACTTAGACACTGATTGTGTTTCTCCAGGTGGTCAAACGATGACACCAGGAACTTGGGAAAAATTAAATAGAAATCCAGATATCTTCTTACAAAATCTTGAAGGTTGGTCAAGATTAAGAGGAAAAATTAATGGTTCTACTTTAGAAATTGAATGTGAAGATGAGAATTGCACAGATTTAATTTCTTGGATGGTCGTAGCAGAAAGACAGGATAATTTTATTGTTAATGCTGAAATGAGTGATGATGAAGGAAGGTTAATTCTGGAATACGAGACTTGACAACCGCCTCCAAAGGTCCTATAGTACCTAGGTAATCAACGGACGACCGAATGCAAGACGAGTACCTCTCACGCTGCGTGGTGGACCCTATCAAGCGTACAGTATATCTGTACTCCAATGAAGGGTCAGAAAAAGAAGTGGTATGCGATACCGTGGATGAGTTTATGAACGTGTTAGAGTTTGTTCGTGCGACTGTGGATGAAAAAACTCTCTCATACGCAAATCCACTTTAAGTTCCATTTTTGGTCCAAAAATTTTCCCGGTAAAATTCTCACACGATACTTTTTTCAAAATGCGTCCAGAAACACGAGAATCAATGGAAATGTTGTTCTCAGCAAAATGGAATGTACCAACTGCAGCAAAAAACTGTAATCTTACCAACAAAGAAATGAAGATTACATTTAATGAATACTGTCGTTTACATCCTCCAACTTATGTGGTAGAATCTGACAATCAACTCAATCTCTTCTGAGATTTTATGGGAGCGTGATGGAATCGGTAGACATCTCAGACTTAAAATCTGATGGGCGTATGCCCGTGCGAGTTCAAGTCTCGCCGCTCCTATGAGGTTTATCCTCTAAATACTCAAAAGTAATAGGAATATTACTATGAAGTATAGAATTGATGCCAGATATGTTTGGTATAATCGAGGAAAACAAATCGTTTTGCTTTATTTCATAAATTCTATTCCTTTTACTTTTGATGAACTCCCTGACGAATCTTTATTTGACTTGGAGTTAATTAACTTAGCAGACAACGAAAGACGTTTTGAACCAGAGGACTTATATCAATCTTCTTACTACCTTATGTTAGAAGAGTGTCATCCTTTGCTTTATGAATTAGATTTAGAAAATCCCGAAATGTTGCCTGTTGATTAATTTGCCCTTGTAGCTCAGTGGTAGAGCAACGGTTTTGTAAACCGTTGGCCGTCTGTTCGAATCAGATCGGGGGCTCTTGAGTTCTATAAACTCCAAATGTCATTAATTTCACAAAAAGACCGTCAAATGGTCATTGAAGCACTTGAGTATTATGTTCACGATATGGAAAAAAATAACTGCAACGATGCGGCAATTTATTCCTACAACACACTCCTCAACTGGATACGACTCGAACATTTCAAAAATGAAAATTAATCTTTGGTATTGTGATGGAATGAAACAGTGGCGATGGACACTGACTGATTCTTCACGCCCCATTAGTAGACAAGAGTCTGGTCAACGACCTTTTCTTCGTGATGCGATGAATGATGTTGCAAATACTGTAGAATATATGTTAGAATGCAAACAAAGTGAGTAGAAATACTTAGATGAAATCGGATTTTTATATAGATAGGGTAGGTAAAGAAGAAATCAAAGAACTTCTTTATACCTATCATTATCTTAAAGACGAATCTAAAGATTTTAAATCTGGTTTCAACTATGGATTATACCGCAACTCATTCACAGACATCCTTAATATTGGCGGGTGTCTTGGTACTTGCATTTTTACTGGTCTCCCAGTTCCAGAAATTGCCGTAGGTGCATTTGGTCTAGAAAGAAACCAACAAGAAGGTATATACGAACTCTCAAGACTTTGTATACATCCTGATATTCAAAAAGAAGAATATAATATCACATCTTGGTTCGTCAGTCGTTGTATAAGGAGATTTAGAAAAGATGCCCGCGTTCGTGCTATTCTTAGTTACGCTGATGCTAATCACCACCTTGGAACTATATACAGAGCTTGCAATTTTCAATATTACGGTTTAACAGATCCTAAGAAGGATTTTTATTATGCTGATGGAACCAAGCACTCAAGAGGAAGTGTAAAAGGTTCTGAAGGTGAATGGAAGGAAAGAAGTAGAAAGCATAGATACTTAATGGTTTTTGATAAAAAACTTAAAGAAAGGTTGACATGGAAAGAAGAGAAGTGGTATAATAACCAAGGCGATACTTAACCAAACCCCTTCCGTGTGCTTCAGAACCCTCTTCGGAGGGTTTTGTTGTATGATAAATAATCCATAACGGAACTATAAGTATTAATAAGATGGGTCTTTCACGCCTCGATAATTTTCTGAAGTCGGCAAGAGGAACAATTCTTTATGTTGATCCAAATAGTCTTGATTCGACCGATAATATTGAAAACTCAGGAAATAGTTTAACAAGACCGTTTAAAACTATTCAAAGAGCACTGATTGAAGCAGCAAGATTTTCATATCAGCGTGGACTGAATAATGATAGATTTAATAAAACAACAATCGTATTATATCCAGGCGATCACCTTATAGATAACCGTCCAGGATATATTCCTACAGGTACAGGAACTTATTCTGAAAGAAGTGGTATCACAGGACTCACTGATCTTACTCAATGGGATTTGGATACTGTTTTTGATTTATCAACTCCTGATAATCATCTCTATAAACTCAACTCAGTTTATGGTGGTGTAATTGTTCCAAGAGGAACATCCATCGTTGGTATGGATCTTCGTAAGACTAAAATTCGTCCTACTTATGTTCCAAATCCAGAAAATGATAATATTGAAAGATCCTGCGTTTTCCGTACAACAGGTGCTTGTTATTTCTGGCAGTTCACTATTTTGGATGCTGATCCAAATGGAACTTGCTATAAGGACTATACAACTAATATCTTTGTTCCTAATTTCTCTCACCATAAACTCTCTGGATTTGAATATGCAGATGGTGTAAATGCAGTAAATATTGCTGACGATTTTCTTACATATTCAACAACCAGAACTGATCTGGATATGTATTATGAGAAAGTTGCGGCAGTTTATGGTGCTTCTTCTGGTAGAGAAATTTCTCCAGATTATGGTGCAGGAACCGTAGATATTCAACCTGTTGTTGATGAGTATCGCATCGTAGGTCCAAAAGGTGCTTCTGTAGGAATTACAAGTATTAAAGCAGGTGATGGTTCAACTTCAACAACTACCATTACAGTTGATCTCGTAGATACTATAGAAGGGTTAAGTGTTGATAGTCCAATTCAAATTAGTGGCATCAGTGCTGCTGGTTATGATGGTCAATTTGTAATTTCATCAGTTCCTAACAGCACACAGTTTACATATAAAGTACAAAATTCTCCAGTAAATGCTCTTCCTGGCGTCACTGGATCAACAGCAAGTTTAGTTGTAGATACAGTAACTTCTGCATCTCCATACATCTTTAACATCTCTCTACGTTCTGTTTATGGAATGTGTGGTTTGCTTGCTGATGGTGATAAAGCAACTGGATTCAAGTCCATGGTTGTTGCTCAATATACTGGTATTGGTCTTCAAAAAGATGATAATGCCTTTGTAAAATATGATACTGGATCTGGTGACTATAAAGACTCAACTGAAATTGCGAATCTTCACACAAATTCAAGATCAAGATTTAAACCAGAATATGAGAACTTCCACATTAAAGCAACAAATGACTCATTCTTACAATTAGTTTCTGTTTTTGCTATTGGATATGCTCAACATTTTGTTGCAGAGAATGGTGGTGACCTTGCAATTAATAATTCAAACTCCAACTTTGGTGCAAAAGCATTAGTATCTTCGGGATTTAAAAAGACTGCATTTGCTCAAGATGATTATGGATATATCACTCATATTATTCCACCAAAAGAAATTGATCCTGAAGAATTTGGTGTTGAATTTGGTGCAATTGATGTAGGAGTTACCACATCAAAATCTGCAGGTGCTGGAACAACAGATCGTCTTTATTTGTATAATGAAACAAATCAAGATGTATCTCCAAAAACAGTTATTGATGGATATCATGTCGGTGCAAGACAAAATGAATTGCTAAACATTCAAGTCTTTACTGGAGGACAACTTGTAACATACTCTTCAAGAGTTGTAATGCCTTATGGTCCTTATAGTTCAACACAATCTTCATCTGAAAAATCATTTAATGTTGGAAGAAGTGTTGCTGGAATTAATAGCGTTGGTGTTGATGGTGCAAATATTGTTACACTTACAGGAACTCATTCTCTTTCAAACGGAGAATCTATCAGGGTAATCTCTGAAGATGGTAACCTTCCTGATGGAGTAGAAGAAGATCAGGTTTATTACGCATCTTTTGTAGGAATTGTAACGACTAAAACAAATCAGATTTATATTTCAAAGACTCTTAATGATGCAATCAATGGAACTCCTATTACTCTGAATAATAAAGGAGGTTCATTAAAAATTGTAAGTAGAGTTTCTGATAAGAACGCTGGAGATATTGGACATCCAGTTCAGTGGGATGGTAGTCAGTGGTATGTTAGTGTTAACACCACAAGTAATGAAATTTATAATGTAATCAATTCTTTAGGTGTTTCTGGACTTGGAGATGCAACTACAAGATCTTATATAAATCGTAAACAAGATTCTAGAAGTCTCATTGATACGATTTATCGTGTTCGCTATGTAATACCAAAAGAATCTCCAATTACAGCAAGACCTCCTGTTGATGGATTCATCCTTCAAGAAGCTAATGGTATTGTTGGATCTGGTGCAACTGAAATCTCCCAACTTTACAGTACTTCAGGCGCAATTAACTCAATACAATTAAGAAATCCAAGATTTATTGCATCTGCGTCTTATTCCTCAGGAACTGTTACTGTTCGTTCAGAAACTCCTCATGATTTAAAAGTTGGTGATCAAGTTCAAATTGTAAATGTAAGTCCAACAGGATATAATGGAACTTATACAGTAACTTCTGTTTTAAGCGCAAAAGAATTTACTTATACTGCAACAACATCACTTGGTGCATTTGCAAATGATACTTCTGTAAGAAGTGAAAATCTTCCATATTTTAGAAGAAAGAAATATGTAAAGACCTATCAAGTTTATGGAACACAGGAAGTTCAACCATATGTTAATAATGTCCAAGATGGTGTCTACTATCTAACTTTAATCAATTATTCAAATAATCCAACTGTTACGCCATTTAGAGAAGAGAGTTTTGGTCAACCTATTGAAAATCTCTATCCCCAATCTAATAATGATAATCCAAATTCTGATCCTAGTGCATCGGTTTCTCATGCAGTCAGAGACACAATCGGAAACGTTGTAGTTAATGATCCACAAAATAGCATCACTAAAGAAACTTTAGAGTCTCTAGTGGTTGGTTATGGTATTACTAACATTCGTTCATCAAGTGGAACAGCACATACCATTTACACCTCAATTGATCATGGATTATCTGGAATCACTTCTGTAAGTATCGTAAGTGGTGGTAGTGCCTATGGATCAGGATCAGCAACAACTCTTTATAATGCAAGATTAGTTGGATTTGCAGGATCTACAACTGGTTCAAATGCAACTGCAAGAATTGTAGTTAATGGTTCTGGAGTAATCACTGGAGTTAATATTATTGATGGTGGTTCTGCATACGGAATTGGTAATACTCTCACTGTTGTTGGTGTTGCAACAACTACAAGTCATGTCGTTGGTGTTGTAAGAGTTGAAACAGTTTCTAACAATATTGGAGATACTCTAAAAATTTCTGGAGTTTCTTCTGAAGGATACTCTGGTTACAATACTCTCTATAGAGTTTCTGGAATTTCTACTGGAAAATCAAAAGAGATTAATGTGATTTCTTCTGAAACGATTACTGGTATACCAACTTCTGGTATTGGTTCAGATCTAACCTCAAGATCTGGATATGTCTTTACAGGTAAAGTTGTTGGAATTAATACTCTTTCTTACAACTCAGTAACTGGACTTGCAACTGCTTACTTTGCATCTGCTCATGGATTTAGAGTTGATAATAAAGTAATTGTTCGTGGTGCAAATGAATCAGTATTCAATGGAGACTTTGTAATTGAAAAGTTTGTTGATAAGACTGAGTTAGTTCTAAGAATTGGAATTCAGACGAGTTCAACAGCAGCAACAGGAACACTTCTTGCATATCGTCAAGTTCTAACATCAACTGGTGGTGATTTAGTTAAAGACACTGAAAGCACTTCAGGTCGTTTAAGTTATCAGTATGCAGGAATTACAACAACGATTGGTTCTTCTTACCTAATCGCAACCAATCCTACAACAACAGATCTCAATATTCCAAATGCAGTTGCTCTTGGATTTAAACTTGGAGACTATCTATTAATTGATAATGAAATCTTTAGAATTAGAGAAGCAGTTACATCCAATTCCGTAAAGATTTACAGAGCACTTCTTGGTTCTCCAAGACAATCTCACGAAAATGGATCTATTGTTCGTAGAATTAAAGTTACTCCAGTAGAACTTCGTCGCAATTCAATCATTCGTGCTTCTGGACATACATTTGAATATCTTGGTTTTGGTCCTGGAAACTATTCAACATCACTACCAGAAAAACAAGATCGTGCATTAAGCAATACTGAAAAGTTCTTAGCACAAGCAACAAAAACTGACGGTGGTATTGTTGTTTATACTGGTATGAATAGTGATGGTGACTTCTTTGCTGGAAATAAGAAGATCAACTCTTCAACTGGTAAAGAAGAAACTTATGATACTCCAATTCCAAAAAACACTGGAGAAAGAAATGCTTCAGAGATTGTTAATATTACCGACACTCAAAAATTATTTGTTGAAAATTCTCTGAGAATTGAAGGAGGAAAAGATAAGAATCAGGTATCTGAGTTTGATGGTCCAGTAGTCTTTAATAATAAGATTACTTCTAGTTCTGATATTGAAGCAAATTCATTCTTCATTCAAGGTAATGAAGAAATTTCCAGAAAGTTTAGCATCATTAATGCAGAACCAACATTCTCTGGAAGTTATGGAGATGTTATATTCAACTCAGAACCAAGTAAGTTTGAGTTTGTTGGTTGGACTTATGTAACAGAGAATAAGTGGGAACCATTTGGATTTATTGGTGGTCCTGGTGTTGGTATTGCATCTGGAGGAACCTACGTTGGATTCTCAACTTTATTAAATCTTGTTGCAGTTGGATTTACATTTACTGTTGATTTTGATAGTGCTTCGGGAGTCAGTACAATAACTTGGGATGCTGATCCAAGAATTGGAATTTATACTGGTGTAAATGCAACAAACTTCTTAGGAAGAGTTCAGAATCTTAACTTTGTAGGGGGAGGAGTTACTGTTGTTGGTGATACGCAAACTGGTATTGCAACAATTGTCCTAGATAAGACACTGATTACTGGTTCAAGTCCAGGAGAACCTTATAATTCTTTCCAGTGGAATGATAATGACACCTTTGGTGGTCAAAATATAATGTATTTTGATCAGAATCTAAATCAAGTTAGATTTGGTAGTGCTCCAGGAGGTAATGTATTAGATGCGACTTTCTTTACTAATACAGGTTCAGTTGGTTTTGGTTCTACTCAACCTTCAGCAAAAGTAGAAATTGTTACTGATAATGAAACTTCACTTTATATCAAAACCACTGCTGGAAATGATATTATAAGAGTTGAAAATGGTGCAAATGATACCACACCATTTATTATTGATGGTTCAGGAAATGTTGGTATCAACGTAGGAACAACAATTGCTGCACTTGACGTTGTTGGAAATGCTGCTGTAACTGGTGAGGTTAGAATTTATGAGTCAGATAGAACTAACTATGTTGGACTTGGAGTAACTTCACTAAGTTCCGACTTAAACTTTAAACTTCCAGTAACTTATGGAAATTTGGGTCAAGTTTTATTTACAGATGGAAATGGAATTCTTGGGTGGAAAACTGTATCAAATCAAGAAGTAGTTGCTGGAACAGCAATTCAAATTTCTTATGCAACAGTAGGAAGTGGAATTACTGTAGCAACAATTAGTAATGCGGGTGTCACTAAGATTATTGCAGGTGCTAATGTTACTATCAGTCCAACAAGTGGAACTGGTGAGGTAACAATTAATGCAACAGATACTGCAGCAGCAAATATCTACCCGTTCACCACTCGTGGATTCAGTATTCCTATCTGATTAACCGTTTTCAGGAATGATGACGATATTATGAACACCACATACAGCACTGAAGGTTTGTCCTGGGGCGAGCATCAGTTCTGTGGGAAGAGCAATACCCATCCCTTGGCCATTATTTGAAACTGCTGCTAGCGCAACAGAGTTGTTAACACCAACAGCCTGATATAATTCAACTAGATCGCCATCGCTATCTTGCGCGAAATCGCCTGAGGGGGTGCGCTGAAGCCCAACAAAAACACTTTGAGTTCCACCACTAGCAGTTTCTCGGTATAATTGAGTGTATGCGAGATTTCTTCCAATTATTAGGTTTCCAGCCCTCGATGCATTACTCACACTTACTCCTGCCCAGTTGAGAGTTAGAACAGCAGGAATTAAAGGTTTCGCGGGCGTAATGATACGACCTGCATTATTCCTCACTTCACGTACTGCTGCTGCAAAAGGAGTACTTGCCATATAATTAATCACAATTCTCACATTCTGACTGGTATTATTTGTATAGGTAACGTTTGAAGCACCACTTCTTACTTCTGAAGCCATATAATTTCCTAAAAGTGTTTTTTTATATTTATAAATATATAAAAAGGTTGGCGCTCTCCACCGATGGCAGTACAAAAGAATTTTGTAATACAAAATGGTCTAGAGGTAAATAATAACCTCATATTTGCCGATAAAGACAGCAATAAAGTAGGTATTGCAACTACAAATCCACGACACACTCTACACGTCAATGGTGGAATTGGTGTAACAAATTTAAACGTAACTGGCATAACAACCATCACTAACTTGGTTCTTGATGGTTATGTTAGTATTGGTGGAACGACAGGAAAAGATAGTCAGGTATTAGTATCAACAGGCGCTGGAGTTACTTGGTCTAAATTATCCAAAAATTCAACTTTATCGGTTGCTTTTCGTGGACAAACTACATTTCTATTTCCATATGAAGTAGGATCAGTTGAAGTTTATATTAATGGTGTCCGTCTTGCTTCAAATGAATTTACTGCTAGTGATGGTTCTACAATTGTATTAAATGATCCTTGTTTTGGTGAAGAAACTGTAGAAATACTTGGAACACAGACATTACCAGTTGCTATAGGTGGCGAGACTGTTGCAGGTATAGGATTTACAGTTCAGGATAGTGGATCAACTGTTGGAACTGCTGGATCAATTACTTTATTAAATTTTGTTGGAGTTGGAGTAACAGTTACAAGTGCAAGTGCTTATGGTGTAGATATTGAAATTAATGGAGTTAATAATCCTCCAGGAAAAACTGTATATGTTGCAGTAAACGGAAGTGATTCTAACAATGGTCTAACTTTAGATTTTGCAAAGAGAACTATTAAGGCAGCAGTAGGTATTGCAAGTACTGGAGATACTGTAAAAGTTTCTCCAGGAACTTATATTGAAAATAATCCTATTACTATACCACAAAATGTTTCTATCGAAGGTGCGGAACTCAGAAACTGCATCGTAACACCACAAAATCCAGGTTCAGATTTATTCTGGGTTTCAAATGGAAATCACATTACAGATTTATCATTCCAAGGACAAAGTGCAACTAGTGATGCAGCGGTGATTGCATTTAAACCATTGGTTGGAGTTTCTTCCAATAGATTTTTTGATGCTGCAAGAATTATTAGATATAATTTAAATTTCATCGCAGCAGAAACAGCAGCATATATTTCCAGCACTGCATATCAAAGTCCTGCAGTATCAATTAGCACTTCTAATTATAGAAATTATATTAAATCGACATGTCTTGCAGTATGTCATGACATTACTAGAGGTGGAAACTCTAAGTGTGTTGGTGTTGGATTATCATTCTATACTGGCGGTGTTTTAAATGCAGGTATTGGATCAACAACTATAAATGCACTTAATTATGCAGCAGGTATTGCAAAATCCTGTGTTAATAATGTTCTTTGGACAGGAAACTATCAAAGTGAATTTACTCAAATCAGAGACTTAAGCATTCAAGCAGATAATGCAACTGGTTCCAATGTTGATATCAATTCATGTGCTAATGTTATTTCTGCATTATATTCATGTGTAGGTGTTGTTACAACAATTATTGGTGTAGGAACAACAGCAGTTGGAAGTTCATTTAATCTTACATATCCTGGAAATGCAGGAATTGGAACAACAAATCCAAATGATATTCCATCACAGGGTGTAGGAAATGTAACGAAAGGTCCTTACATTCGTAACTGCACCAACTTCATTCCAAATAGTGTGGGAATGAGAGTTGATGGTTTCCATGCAGAACCTGGTGATAATGAAGATATGGGAATTACTGGTATGATGAGCGTAGACTCATATACTCAGTATAATCAAGGCGGAATTGGAGTTGAAATTACTAATGGTGCTTATGCACAATTAGTTTCTATTTTTACTATCTGTGATGATAAAGCAATCGTAACAAAAGATTCTGGTCAATGTGATATTACCAATTCAAACTCCTCATTTGGAACGTATGGATTAGTTTCAGATGGAGTTGCAAGCACAACAGGAAAATCAATATATCGTTTCACTGGTAGTGTAGCATCTTCAGCATCTGAGGGTGATACAACTATTGTAATTAGTGGTGTAGGTAGTGAGCGTCCATACTCTGGACAAGTTTTATATTTTGGTGAACTGTATTATGAAGTTGATTCAATTACTATTAATAATGGAGGATCTGGATTTACTGAAGCACCTACTATTGAATTCTTAGTAAGTCCTAGTGGTCCATCTGCAATTGGAGCAGAAGCAATTGCTACAGTTCAAGGTGGAAAAATTAGTTCCATTAATGTGATAGGTAATGGTAGAAATTACCGTAAAACAGACGATATAGAAATGAATGTTTCTTTCAGTGGAGGTGGAGGATCTGGAGCATCTCTCTCTGCAGTTACAAGACCTCTTTATTATCAAGTTCGTTCAGCAACTCTTCCTTCTGGAGGAATTTCTACAGTTACTCTTGCTCAACCATTAAATAACAATGTTGGTGTCGGTACAACAGTATTTCTTTCTAGACAAAGTTTGCAAATTGTATCTTCACATTCTTTTGAATATATTGGTGCAGGCAATACCATCGAAATTGCAAGACCTTCAAAAGGTGGAGTAACAATTCAAGCAAATGAAGTTGTTAAATTAAATGGTGGTGAAGTTGTATATACTAGCACAGACCAAGATGGAAACTTTGCAATTGGTGAAGATTTAATCATAGATCAGGCGACTGGAACCATTCGTGGAAGAGCGTTTGAAAGAAGTCTGCTAAATACAGTAACACCATTTATTATCGCATTAGGGGCAAAATAAGAAAATGGCTGCATTAGCACTTAACACATATAAAACAGTTAGTATAGCGGTAACAACGGGGTTATCAACTGCATACACTGCCCCTAATGGTGTTGCATCTATTCATTTGTTTTCGGCAATATCAAATGTTTCATCAGGAATCACAACTGTAACAGTTTATTATAACAAATCAGGAACTCAATTTGAATTGATCAAAAATGCAAGAATTCCTACAACAGATGTATTAAATCCAATTAATGGAAGTCTTGTTCTTGAAGTTGGTGATAAGATTGAAATTGTAGGAACCGCGAATAATGAAGCAAAGTTCACTCTGAGTATCTTAGAATCTGCGAAGTAATCAAATGGCAACTTTAAATAGCGGTAAGGTTATTGGTGCTGATGGTCAGTTTATATCTCTCGAAGATGCTGAGAGGTATTTGGGGCTTCCTGATACAGATGGAAAAATATTATCATCCACTACAGGTGGAGTGAGATCTTGGGTTAGTCCTGCTGGTGCTCAAGGTACTTCAGGACCTCAGGGAACACAAGGTACTCAAGGTGCAACAGGAGCTGGTTCTCAAGGTGCTTCTGGACCTCAGGGAACACAAGGCACTCAAGGTTTAGCAGGCTCTGGTTCTCAAGGTGCTTCTGGACCTCAGGGAACACAAGGTGCTCAAGGTACTTTAGGAACTCAAGGTACTTTAGGAACTCAAGGTACTTTAGGAACTGGTACTCAAGGTACTTCTGGTATTCAAGGATCTCAAGGTACTTTAGGAACTCAAGGTACAACAGGAACTGGTACTCAAGGTGATTTGGGAACTCAAGGAGCTCA